TATTATTGCATTTCCAACATGTATCCATTTTTAGTTTCTCCTTACATAACAGTAATAATTATCATCTTTGCCTTTTTTCTAATTTCGATAATTATAATACCTTCGTCACCTTCAATATCGTTAGTTGTGTCCGGTTGCTAAAACAATTAACGCACTTATTGCTGTATCCATAAATCACCTTCTGCTTTCCTTCTTCGTTGTAGCCCTTTAAGTTTCTTTCCACCCGCCCAAACCCATTTCATAAGTTCGATAGGCACTTCTTCATATTCCCCTCTGTTCAACTTAATCCGCATAGTGCTTCTTTGGAGCGCACCGGAACCAAGATTAAATGTAAAACTTACCAGTGCTGCAAACTGATTTTCTGTTAGATGCACTCGGATTAATCTTGTAACCGCACGTTCAGCCTTACCCAAATCCTTCTTTAAAAGTTCTTCGGCTTCTTCTTCCGTGATTGTGGTGAAAGTTTCACCTTTTAAAACCACATGCCCAAAGCCAATCGTGGGGTATCCAGCAGCGCACAAATAAACGTGATTAACAAAGCCTTCCCACTTTTTTATGAGGTTTATTCCGGCTTCGTTTGTTTTCATTTTCTAATGCCAAATATCTTCTGGGCAGCTCGTTGTCCAAAGTAATATGACAGCACAAGCATAAATGCTGATTGGTCAAACTCACTATACGAACCATTAATCGCTTCTAGTGCCGTTTCGCCCGTTTCTCGTGCAATCTGTATAACGGTGTATTTATGAACGCCATAAAGTCCGGCAAAGGCATAAGTAATCACAGGCCGCACAGTCCCGTTAAGAAAACCTAGTATTCCGTCAATTACCTTAAATCCGGTTTCCTGATATTTAACAGCATTAGGTAAATTGATTTCAGACTGTATATCAGCATTGGCTTCAATTTCTGCTAATCGTTCTTGGTGTCCTTGCGCCTGCGCCTCCATCTGAAGTTTTAGAATTGCAAGCTCGTGTTTTTGGTCTTGCTTCCCTTGGTAAATCTTTAACAACGTGGGAAGAAAACCGCCGATAAATCCTGTAATTGATGTAATAATTGTTAGCATACTTTATCCTTTACTTGCACATGTCCAGTGGTGAGACATGTTATTTTTAACTGCCCACCTCAAGAGCCACAACTGGTCGTCTTTATTCTTCCACTCAAGCTCTGGTTTCCGGGCAAGTTTTTTAAGATAGTTAAAGGTTCTTCGTTGGAATTGAGCAATGCCGTAAGCACGATGCGGCTTATCCAAGTCACCCCAGACATCATGCCGTCCACCACTTTCACACATAATGATTTTTTCAACTTCACGCTCAACTTCCCAATCTATATCTAAAACACTTTCACCTGATGATACAGCCATTGCGAAAAAAACAACAACTGTTATAACGGTGTTTTTGGATCGCAACACTGCGAGTAAGCCTCATATAAATTAGTATATTCTTCGAGTAAATACGCCGCAAGCGAAGCCACAATAGCCAACTCGATTTCCTTCTGTTCAAGAACCGCTTGCGTTTCCTGAAGCGTGATTTCGGTTTTTGTAGCTTCCTGATAAAAGTAATAAGTTGCGGCACACGAAACCAGAAACAGCAAACTTATTAAAAGTAATAAGAAATGTTTTTTCATTTTATTTTCCCATCGTGGTTAGGCAGTAGATTAGGGTAGTGATTATGACACCGTTTACTCCAGTAAAGGCAAACCAAAGCCAGTTTAATCTTGCTCCTTGACCCCTTACTTTCTCACATAATCCTATATCACCGTTGCCATAAAGTAACTTACCCTGCTTGCGTAATTCCGCATAATTAGCAAAGTTTAACGCTACTAACCACTTCAGCTTTTCAGAGTCGGGCATTTTATCTATTTGGTCTTCACTCAATTCCACTGGTATTTCTCTACGTTCAGTAATCACACGGTTTCCTCCTTTTGAATGTGTTAATCTAGCCATGTTTACGGCGCAATCCCGAATAAGCGTACTTCACAAACCGTTAAATCCGCTGATCCTGCATTGGCAACCCTGCACCGCCACTGATATGTCGGAACTGCTACTGCGGTAATTGCGGCGGCTGTTCCTGCGGTAAGCGTTTGAGCAGTCGCAGACACGGTATTACCGTCGCTATTATACCTAAACTGCTGCGTAACGGTAGTATTTGCCCCCACAACATAACCAGTCCCAGTTATGTAAGAATAGAAGTGGGCATCTTCCCATGCCGTATAATATACTTGATTAAGAGTTACGCCTGCTTTGTTATTCTCGCCTGTTCCTATCGCCTCTGACACGATAATATAACTATCATCACTTGCAATTTCCGTGATTGTTTTTTCACCGTTAGAAGCGGATTCTGCCATACCAGCAACAAGAACTATGTCGCCAACCGTAAGTCCCGCACCAATATTGGCACATGCGTATTTCTTACTTGCCTCTGTTGTAGTTACCGTTCCAGTAAAATACTGGAGTAACTCTGATACACTTTTTAATTCTACAATGTTTTGCATTTATTTATCTCCTCTGATTGCCTTTAAATTTTCTCTATTATTGTCTATACATTTTAGTAAAGTTTCTAGTTCTAATACTTTACCTTGTCCCTTAATTGCCAATTCCCCTGTTAAGTGTGCATTGGCGATAGCTTGTTCATATAGAGAATCCCTAAACCACTGCACAAGTATTTTCCAAAACTGGTTTTCGCTTAAAGCACTAATGCTTCTTATAATGTCATCGTCTGGTTTTTTCATTTATTATCCTCAAATAATTCTTCCATTATGGCTTGGTTTTGTTTTTTCCGTTTTATAATTTCTTCTGCGGTTAATCTCGCTGTCCCTGTTCCTAGAATTTTCGGGTCAATCGGTGTGACCACTGTTTCACCATTTACATTAGAAACAACTTCGGGAGCTTCTTCACCAACTATCGCAACTTCACCTTTCTTTAGCTTGCCACCGTATTTCATCATCTGAACAGGGGCTTCCTGATTAAACTGCCTATTATCCACGCCTTGCGCCGGATTACCTGCGGCATCAAGCGTCTGCTGATTTTCTGGCGGTGGTGCGCCTTGCGGTAGCTGTTGCATCGGCGGGGGTAGTTCTTTCTCATCAAGTTCTATTCCCAAAGTCTTTGCTACTTCAAATAACATTTTCCGTCTGTTTTCCTGACCGATAATACCGACATCAATCGGGTTTGCGGTATTAGCCATAAACTCAATCTTACGGCTTGCGAGTTGTTCTTTAGCGAGAACAGCAGCAGTTCCCCTAGCAACCAAATTATAATCACCTACTAATCCAAACACCTGTTGGTTATCAAGCAAATAATCGTAGTGTCTTTCAAGCGATGGAATGATAATATCAATATCTACGTTTCTAACAACTGATTTTATTCCGCGAGAAGCCATCATTATTAATTGCTGAAGCCCCGAAGACGTGTTCCCAGCTCCACCGACTTGTGAGTCACCATGAGCATAGGCCGGAACACCAGAGTGCTCGTCTGCTATCTTTGAGAACACACCATAGGTGTTCATTAACTTCTCTGTCACCATAACGGGCTGAAAGAAATTAACCGCCTTGCTACCGCTTGCCATTTGGTCTTCAGTTGCTTCCCAAATCTTCCCCGGCCATATTGTTTTAGAAGCACCGGGCGGGATTCTGTCTATATTTAATTCTACCTGCGGTAACGCACCCATTCCAATATTGGCAAGAATACTCCTCGCACAAGCATTGCAAACCTGTTGGCAATCTTCAATTTTTTCCGGAACACACTCGCCCCAAAAAGAATCATTTACATTCTGAAAAGAAGTCTTGCTAAAAGGCTTCCGCCCACGCACATCATAATTCAGCATAGCTCTTATAACGTGGTTTCCTATTTTCCAGACTACTGCGCTGTATTCTTCATCGTCATCTTCTATTTCCTTTAGTCCCCATTCACGCAATAACTCACCGGGAATATCGTCCCATAATTCAATAGCGTAAATAAATTCATCAGGATAACCGGAGCTTTCATCTGGAGGCGTGTAAGAAGTCCCTAGCTTAAATTCTTCTGATAGTCCCAACCAATCATTTTTTAAGCCACCTTCACGAAATTCTCTTAAAACGTTTCTTATCGCTTTAGCGTCATAACCGTCAACGCCGATGAGGTTATATAACTGTTTCGGTCTTAGGGGGATAACATCAATCAAGTATCCATTATCAACTTCGGTTGCTCTCGGAGAGGGGAAAATAAACCACGGTGAACGTCTCTCCCATTGGGGAATAACTTTTTCATCAACCTTTTTGGTCATTACGCCTTCAGGCGAAAGCACGTTTTTAAAGACACGTTCTTTCCTGAAGACAATACCCTTCATTATTCCGGCTTTCAGGTTAATAATGTCGTCTATAACGCCCTCAAGGGCTTTGTAGAATCCACCCTGCTGCCAGTCATCGTGTATCTTGTCGCCAAGTTCATCTGCGAGTTTAGCGGCAATCCGATTAATTTCTTTTTTAACAGTCTCTTTTATTTCATCGGATTTTTGAACCATCAGGTTACGCATAGAATTTACGTCAACCATTTGTCCGGTTTGCTGAACTTCCATTACCGCGTTTTGGATGTAGTCCTGCACAACGCTTTGCTGAATCTTGTTTACTATTTCAGGCGGCAAATCGGGAAGTTCGGTGGGGTCAACGGCAAATATTCTTTCGCCCTGCTGTAAGAGAATGTCCTTTACCCAAGCAATCGCATTACGGCATTTCGTGTCCGTAATGTTCATAAATATTTCGGGCTGATTGGCTTCTTTGATTTGAGCAAGCTTAGTCGGTTCATACTCACCTTTGCGTTGGCGGGTAGCTCTCATCATGGCTTCTTCTATCGGTTTTTTAGCCTCACGAGCGTTCTGCCACTGCTTATCAACGTGCCTTGATAACGAAGAAATCATTTCCTCAAGAACCGGGTTGCGTTCAGCTTCCAATTCCTTTTCTTTTTGTTCTTCTATCGCCTGAACCGTAGCAGGGCTTTGATATTTTAACAATCCCGAACCGTCCATTATTTTATCTCCTGTTTAATAGTATTCATGGAAATGGTTTATCCTTAGTTGTTTTTCCAAATGGTTTTTGTGT